AATGTATAGTGAACCAGGAGCAGGGCGGTACGAAGGGGCAGCACGACAGGGACTCGTCTTCTCGGCAGGAAATCAAGGAGCAACAACCTTTACCATGTTCACAAATAACACGGCGACAGGTCTTGTTCTGTCGAACCCCACCGGTTCGGGAAGACTTCTCTCGGTTTTGGGCGTTTCCTTTCAGAAAGTCGCAGCCGCATCTGCTCAGATTGAAAACCTCGGGCTTAGTGTCGGGACTGGCGCTGTGACCCATACAACTCCTCTGACTGTCGCTTCAACAAATGTCGGGAAAACTGTGACGACTGGAGTTGGATTGTGCGATGCAGCCGCGACGATTGTTGCGGGCGTTTACGCCATGCCTCTTTTCACTCCATCCGCTTCGGCAACAGCAACAACCGCCATTCCACCGATTTCCTTTGTCGATATCGGCGGTCTGTTTGTCGTTTCTCCCGGATCGTTTATCCAACTTGCAGCCGGCTTCACCAATACCGTTTCAGGCACGGCCGCGTTCTTCTGGAGAGAAATCGAGATATGATCAGGTAGAGGCACCTGATGGCGGTTTGGATCGATCCGGCTCTGCCGGTTATTCCTGTTCCCGAAAATCTTAAAAACGAATGGTTCCAGCTCGGAAGCATGAAGTATCAACTGCTTCCGTCGCAGTATAAATTCCTTGCTGCCAAGGAAGAAACGCTCTGCTATATGGGCGGATACGGAAGCGGCAAGACGCGCACCGGCTCATTGAAAGTCGCGCATCTGGCGATGCACCCCGAGAACCGGATTATCGTCGGGCGGTTCGCTGCGACCGACTTGGAAGAGACCACACAGCGGGATCTCGTCGAACTACTTTACGATGCAGAGCTTCTGCATACCGCACCGAATCAGAAGACTAAAAAAGCGATCGTGCGATGCGTGGACCCGGTAACACAACGCAATCTCGGTTACACCAGTGAAATCTCGTTTCAGCATCTCGACGATCCGGCGCATCTGCGCGGCCGTCATATCGGCGTGTTCTGGGTGGATGAGGCGAGCGAGGTTCACAAGGACGCTGGTAAGAACCTAATGGGCCGGTTGCGCCTTCCGGCGTTCGCTGGCCGCTACCAGGCGTTGTACACCGGAAACCCCGAGGGGCGGAACTATCTCTACGATATGTTCTTCAACGAGGAGGAAATCAAGAAGAAAGTTTGCGGCCATCCCGACTGCCACTTATCGCAGGAGGAGTGCAACCTGAAGCATATCCGCCTACGGCGCCGCGGTATCCATGCGAAGTCGTTTGAGAACTACTTCCTGCCGCCGGACTATATTCAGAATATGCTGAACTCTTATACGCCGAAAGAGCGGCAGCGGTACATGGATGGCGAGTTTGATGTGTTCGAAGGAGCGTGCTTCGGTGAATTCGACCATAACCTGCACGTGCTGGCGGCATGAGCTTTGAAGGCTGGATCAAAGGTGTTCCGCCGCCAAGTTGGGTGCGGATCGTTTCGTACGACGTAGGCGGCGCGACGGCCAACGCGCTGAATTGGGCGGCGCTCTGTCCGGATACGCAGTCTCTTGTGTTTTATGATGAGGTTCATGCGGTCACGACGAACATCCGCGAAGTCGCGGCGATGGCTCTCCCGAAGATGAAAGCGGAAGGCGCAACCGAGGAGTACAACTTCCTGGCGAAAGTTGGAGACTATGAGAATCGAGTCGCGCTCGCCGATATGGGACGGTACGGGATCACCTTCACCAACGCGGTGAAGCACGACAAGAACCTGAGCGTGCACCGCTTTTCCGGTTATTTGCATCCGAATCCGAAACGACCGTTCCCATCATGGCATCCGCTCGCCGGACAGTTCGGTGCGCCCTTGGCATACTTCACCGTGGGATGTCCGAACCTGATTAAAGAGATCCCGCAGCAACGCTGGAAGCCTGTCGCGAAAGGTGGTAGCGGCGATTCGGTCAAAGACGAAATGGACCGGACGGTGAAGCACGATCATGTGGACTGCGCCCTGTATATCTGCCGCATTCTCCCGGCTCCGGCGACTATTCCGATCCCGGTGGTCAAGGAAGCGAACGCGAAGATCAGCCTGCAAAGCCAGATGTATTGGGAGGCCGTCGCACGGCGCAAAGCGGAGAAAGAAAACACGGTATTCCGGAAACCGTATTCACCGACGCATACAGGAGGCATGGATTGGAAATCGCAATTATCTTGATTCTCATCGTGGGAATCGTTGTTCAGGAATACCGCATTCACAAACTGGTGAACCGCATGATGCTGCAGGCGAACATCCCGCAGCTTACCCCGGTTCGCATCAATCCGATCACGACGACCGAGACGCCGCAACCGGCCGAAACGCGCCGGCTGTTATTCAAGGCAAAGATTCCGAGTTAAACTGGAGTCATGGCACTCAACATTGCAGAACTTATTGGCGGCGGAATCGGCGAGTCTATCGCCAAGGTAGTCGGGGCATTCAAGGCAGACCCAACAAAAGTTGCGGAGATGAACGCGGCAATCGACGCAAATTCTGCGGAGTTTAAGCTGAAATCGTTCGAACTTGAAAAGGCGATTGAGAAAGAGATCAACGAACAGGCGAATGCTCTGGCCTTGGCGCAGATCGCGGTGAACGAAGCTGATGCCAAGGGATCGTTGTTTCAGTCCAGTTGGCGCCCGTTGATCGGCTATATTTGCGGCGCGGGGCTCGCTTATGAGGAACTGATCCGGCCGCTGATTAACTTCGCGGCGCAGGTATTCCACTCTGCGGCTGTTGCCCAGGATCTCGATATGGGTACGCTCATGACGCTTCTGATGGGCCTGCTCGGGCTAGGCGCGATGCGGACGATGGAGAAGTTGCAGGGAAAGCAGTAATGGATATCGGCAGACTTTCGCTATCCCTCAAAAAGCACGAAGGGTTGAAGCTGCGAGCCTATCAGGATACCGAAAAAGTCTGGACGATCGGCTACGGGACAAACCTCCAGACGCTTCGAATCGACGATGAACTGGCGGAACGATGGCTCGGAGAAGGAATACGCAGTGCGACGGTTTCTGCGAAGATGTTTCCGGAATGGCAATACCTCGATACTGATGCGCGGCAAAATGCGTTCTGCGAAATGGTATACAACCTCGGCCCGATGCGGCTATCCGGGTTCCGCAAGATGCTGGATGCGATTAAAGTTCAGGATTGGAAGACCGTTGCGAAAGAGGCGCTGGATTCGAAATGGGCGACTCAAGTAGGTCAGAGAGCGGTGACGCTGATCGCGATGCTGCAGACCGGCCAGTTTCAGGAATAGATTACAGCAGGAGCCGCGACAGGAACATACCAATGGACGCTACTTCGATGACCCTCGCAGTCCACGAAGACGACCCCGCAAATCGCTTCACCCCACTGGAGGGCGCTTTTAATGTCGTCGTCAGACAAGTGCCAGCAACATTCATCGCCTTTTGTGCTGCAATGACTATGAATAGTTCCCAAGAAATCCTCTTCTTTTCGGAGAGCGGAATGCTTGGACCGGATAATGCCAGCGGCGTTCACCTTGACCCCATCGCGATCGGCAACATGATCGATCGGAGCTATGCGGGTTATCAGGAAGTTCCCCTCATCACTTCGGAGCCCGTGAACGGCAGCGAAGTGCTCATTGGGGTATCGTTTGCGGCACTCCCTACGGAAATCGCGGATTAGCTTTCGCGGACAGAGAATGTTCATGCCAGTACGAGTGTATCGTTGGGAAACCAGCGGAGCCAAAAGTCAAGCAGAAATTTCATAAACCCTCCTCGTGCTAAACTTCAATTATGGCGGCAAACGCAATCCAAAGCAAGCGCGGAACTCCAGGTCCTAAAATCTACGACAATAAACCGCCTACCGACCGGTTTGCCGGGATGGATTTGAAGAAGAAACTTCAGTCCGTTGTTGGCTATGTGCGGACCTGCGACCGCGAACAGCGTCTCCGCAGAAATACTGTCTTTTACCTCATGGCTCTGTATTATCAGGGTTATCAGAACGTCCAGCTAAGTGAAGGCACGTCCAGCTTCGATGTGTTCGAGCGTGAGGATTTCTACGTCGAGAACCAGTTCCGCCATCACGTCGATGCGGTAGTGAACTCCCTCTCCAAGAACGAAGGGGAGATCGTCATCCGCCCCGCGTCTTCGAATCCGCAGGACATTACGAAAGCGCGAGTCGCCGGCCCGGTTCTGGATATGCAGAAAGCCATTATCGGTTATCCGCGGGTGCGCGATCTGAAGAACTTGTACAAAGCTCTTTTTGGCAACGCGTTCATATTTGTAGACTATGTGCGCGACGAGAAGTATGGATCGGTCGTCACGCCGAAGTTCAGCTATCAGGAAATCCCGGATGAGACCGACCCAACCGCACCGCCGTTTCTCTCGAAGGTGCCCGCCGGGGTTACCAGTACGCCACGCGGTAAAGAAATTTCTGTGGTGTGCTCGCCGCTGGAAATCGGCGTCCGGGCCGACACCAAAGGATTTGAGAACGTCCCGTGGCTGCAATGGAACAGCCGGCAAGATAACGAAGTCTTGAATTACATGTATCCCGGCCTCGGCGCGGAAGGCGGCTCGAACGCAGCGGATGACGATCTCTCGCAGCAGTACATCAACATTCTCGAACGGCTTCCCGGCTCGGTGCTGGGAGATACGAATGCCGTGCAGATCGGAAACACCAACGTTCAGAAAAGTGAATACGGCCGGACGTGGCTTCTGCCTTGCATGTTTGCTGGCGATAAGGAATTGCTTCGAAACTTCCCAAGCGGAGTCCATGTTGCCACAGTTAATGGCGTTGTCGTCGATTACTACGAAGAGAGCCTGTTCGACCGCTGGACGCATGAAGTCCTGATTCCGGTCCCGCACTCCCTTCTGGGCGACGGGCTGTATGATGCACTACTTCTGCAGGACATCATCAACGAAACGAATTCGCTCATTCTGCAGCACGTTCGCTATGCGACAGTCGGGCACAACGTCTACGATGCGACCGTCATTGACCCGAAGGATGTGGTCAACGATCCGAAGAACGGCTGGATTCCCGCGAAGCCGTCACTGGATAAGAACATCCAGCAATCGATCCATCAGGTGATGCCACAGCAGTTGAGCGGTGATGTTCCGGCGTGGTTGGCCGCGAAGCTGGTATCCATGCAGGACATGACCAGCGCCTACGATTCATCCGTTGGCAAGAGCCTTGGCGCGAATACGCCATACTCGCAAAGCGTCTTCCTGAATGAGCGGGCGCAAAGCCGGTGGCAGGGATCGCTTTCCTTCAACCGCCCGGAGATGATTCGGTTCCACCAGCAGTTGTTGAAAATCGCACAGACCGAGTGGACCGAACCGAAGACGCAATCCATGATCGCGAACACGGGCGCGTGGAGCTTCCAGCAGTTCGCACAGGCGGATCTGGCAGGCGAGATCGATATCACGTTCAGCAACGCCGATCTGGCGCCAAAGAGCCGATCAGAGCAGATCCAGGCGCTCACCATGTTGAGCACACTCGTACCGCTGGTATCCATCCTGCCGCCGAAGCAGAAGCTCCGCGTAGAGGAAATCCTTGGGCTACCGCCGGATGCGAATCCGACCAGCACTCAGATATCCCGCGCCTATCGGCACATTGACCGGATCAGCAAAGGCGAGATCGTCACGCCGCTTCCGTTCGTGGATGACCCGAACGGCCAGTTGCCGGTGATCTGGGATTTCCTTGCGAGTGAGGATGGCGAGGATCTGGCGAACGAGAATCCGAAAGCATTCTCCGATATTTACGTTTATGGCTCGGCTCTGATGCACATGCTCCAAGCGCAGCAGGGAATGATTATGCCGGGGCAGCAGAATCAGCCACAGCAGGGCCAGAACGGGCCGCAGCAGCCGGGGGAAAAGAAACCCGCAGGGGGACAGGTTGGACAAAAAGGTGGTGGCCCTGGCGGGCCGAATCAGCCGAACGCGCAGTCACCCGTTCAACCGGCGCCACCAGTCGCTCCTCCCGCGCAACCGGCAGCATAGATCGTGTTAGGATTTTAGAGGAGGCAAACAACTATGGCAGAAGAAACACTTACAGTAGACGCGCAGCTCAACGAGCTGTTTGGAACACCCGAAACCCCCGCCGCAAAGGCGGAGGGAGCTGAGACACCGAAAGGTGATCCCGCTAAACCGGTTCCGGCTGCCTCCCCGGCACCGGTTGAAGCAAAACCCGAGGAAGCCGACCCGCTTCTGAAGGCATTGGAGGAAATCGAGGAAGAGCAACCGGCTGCACCCAAAGAAGACAAGCCGGTACTCTCTCCCGATCAGCAAGCCGTTTTGGAAGCGATTCCGAACATCGAAGTCGCGACCAACTTGTATCAGGCCGTCCAGAACTACGACAACTTCACTGGCGCATTGTCCAGCGGCAAGTTCACCGACGTTGAAGCGATGCTGACGAAGTGGAACCCGGATGTGCTTGACGGATGGCAGGAGCATATCTACCAGAAGTTCGTCGCATCCGGCGCATGGGTTGACCGCTTCATCGCGGAAGCGGAAGGCAAAGGGCCGACGAAGGAATTCACGAAGCTCCAGAAGGAAGTCAATTCACTCAAAGAAGCCTTGACCGCGAAGACTACCACGAGTAAAGCGGAGCAGGAAGCTGCAGCGACTCAGGCCGCGTTTCAAGGTTACAACAAACACGTCAACGATCTGTTCGAGAAGATCAATTTCAATGCCGCCGACCGCCGATGGGTCACTGCGGATCTCAATCAGCGAATCGCGGCTGATCCGAAAGTATTGGCTGCGGTGAAGAGCGGAAACGCGAAAGCCGTGAATCCGCTGTTTAAGGCCGCTTGCCGCGAATATCTTACTCGCGATAAGGAAGTTGTTGTCCAGGGCGAGAAGAAAGTCGAAAAGCAGTTGCAGAAGAAAGTACCGCTCGGCGGGGCGAGCGCGGAGACCGACGCGATTCCAGAAGACATCAATCAGGTGAAGAAGGAAGATCGCGAGACGTGGACGCAGCGAGCACTCGATAAGCTGTTCAAGAAATAAAGCTGTTCACGAAACGTGAACGCGGGCCGCGAGTGAAATTACTCGCGGCCTTTTGCTTTTAGCGATGCTTTTCGAGATACACAGCGAGGGCACGTAACGTCGTTGGATTATCTTTTACATTTCCGAGAATTCGATTACACGTAATGCAAAGGATTCCACGTATTTTTCCGGTTTTATGGCAATGGTCAATATGTGAGCGGTGTCCTTTCCCGGCAGGTTTTCCGCAAATATTGCACGGTTCGGTTAACCTGCGCTCCACGAGAGTGATTGCTTCAGCGATTGTTTTAATCTTATAAACTCTGCGAACTCGATATGCTTCGGTCTTAACTCTGTTTGCTTTTTGCCATCTGGCAATCCGCAATTTTGCATTTGCCTTGGCTTCAGGGCTGCGGTTTTTTCGCCATTGCCGCTTTTTTGCCGCGAGTGTTTCTTTGTTTCGAGCCCGCCATGCACGAGCTTGCTGTCTTTGTTTCTCTCGGTACTCAGGGTGAGCTAAACGATACGCTCGCATATTTTCTGTGTTGTATCCGGGATGCGCGGCATACCATTTCTTTTTGTAATTATTCTCTTGACTTTCGCTCTCGCAATTTATTTTTTCTTTTTCTGTTGACATTTGACCTCCAGATAATGTGTTACGATTTTCTTAGATCAGCACAAGCTGAAATCGGGCTGAAGCCCACAAAAGGAAGTATACCACACCATGGCCACGGGCAGTTTAGACATAGTAAACGGGGTCGTAAAGATCGTTGGGGGAAAGCTCGTCAAAGTCTATGAAGAGGTTCCGCTGTTCCATAATCGCTTGCAGAAGGGGACCGGCACTTCGATTGGAGATCGCGGTATTGAGATTCCGACTCAATTGAGCGGCAATTATAACCATGCCTTCATGGCAGACGGCGGAGAGTTTCCCGTTGGTGGATCGGTTCTCGCGAAACGCGCACAGATTTTCTTCAAGAACATCGCGCACTCCGCTCGACTGACCGGCGCAGCGATCGACTCTGTGAAAGGCGGCGACCGGGCGTACATCAACAACGTCCTTTCGTGGACACTGGATCAGACCGTGAGCGCATCCGCGAAGATGGGAAACATCTACGCGCATGGCAAGGGTGATGGCCGACTGGCGACGATATCTTCGGGCGCGAATTCCGCGACGCAGACCGTTTCTAATACCGACGCCAACCGCTTCTTGCGGGATGGCCTTGTCGTGCAGAGCGTGACGCCGGGAACCGGCGCGGTTACCGCATCCGGTACGATTCTGAATTCGAAAGCATCTGCGACCACGTTTACAACCGTTGCCGCAATGACGACCACGCTCACCAGCGACATTATCGTTGCGTCGGGCGGATTCAATCTCGCCATCACTGGTGCGAAGGCGATGATCGACGACACGACCAATTCCGCTGTTACGTTCCAGGGTCTTAGCCGAACTACGTTCCCTGCTTACAAAGCGTTCCGCGTGAACGCCGGCTCAACCGGTTTGGATGTGAGCTTCCTCCGACGCGCATTGTCGGCTGGTGTTCACATCAATGTCGGTCAATTGAATCGCGATGATCTGGAAATCTGGGCGCATCCCGCACAGGTCTCCGCGTATTCCGCTCTGGGGTGGAATCTGAAGCGATTCGAGGGCTCCAGCAAATCGTTGGATCTCGGATTCGTTACGCACGAATACGAGGGCATCGCAATGGTGCAGGACGTGGACTGCGATAAGGATCGAATCGAGTTCATCGATTTCTCGACCATCGCAAAGTATGTGGCGAAGGATTACGGCTGGGATGACAAATCTGGTGCCGTGCTGAGCCGTGTGGTCGGAACGAACGCTTACAAGGATCAGTTTGAAGCATATCTCACGGCCCGTTTCAACTACGGTTGCACCGCGCCGAATCGGAATGCGTTCATCGATGGTTTGACCGTTCCAACTGGATTCTAATAGGAGATATCAATGCCAGCAGTGAGATCAGCACGAGGACAGTCGGACGGAAATCTTTCTGTCCATCTCAAAATTCTCAATACCGCCGGAACGCCGACAGTCGTGAATGTCTCCCCGCTCAGCGTAGCGGGGGACATTTCGATCACGGATACCGGCGTCGGTGTTTACGACTTGACGATCAAAAACTTTCAAGGACCGCAGAGCGTTGTGAATGTCCAGGTCACGCCAGAAACAATCGGGAACTTCGCTTGCGTTACAGCGCGAAGCTATTCTGGTGCCGACTTCTCGTTTACCGTGAAGACCGGGACGGCAGTGACCGACTATACGGCAGCGGATACGTCCAGCGATGTGCGATTGGAGGCTTTCTAAATGGCAGCCATTACAGCCGCACCAACACCGCCGAAGACAAAAATGGGAAAAGGCTTTTATGCCGACTTCCTGAACAACTTTGATTGTGTTATCGCCGCGCTTGCGGATGACACATCCAACGGAACGACCGCAAATACACTGGCGGAACTGCGAACCTATATCGTCGCAGTCATCGCAGTGGAATAGGAGAATAGAACATGGCAGCAGCATCTCAGGTTCCCGCGGGAACATGGCACGGTAAAGGATGGGTCTCGGAACTGACCGAGAACATCAACAAGGCGGTCGCCGAAGGCATCTTCGCCGGATCGGATACCGTCACAACGGCCCTTGCCAATCTGGCAACAGAACAGGCAACTCGATAGTCTGGACAGAAGAATAGTCCACGACACGCGCCTTTTGGCGCAAAAGAAAAGCCCGAAGCGGAAATGCTTCGGGCTTTTTGTTTTATACTTGACAGATAGGAGGCAACTATGTCCACGTCTGAAATCATCGCAAACTTCAATCGAGCGTTTACGAATCTCTCGAATCGTTACCGCGCTCTGCAGGAAACGGCACTGGAACTGCCGCAGGCCCAAAAAGAACTGGCGGATCTGCAAGCGGCCATTCAAAACATGACAGTCCAGATGGATGTGCTGATATGAAGTGGCAGCAAGCATCGGAATGTCCTGTTCCGCCTGAATGGTTCGTCAAAGCACTTAAAGAGATTGATCCGCTATTCCGGGTTGTCTGGGGACAGGAACGTTATCTGCGCCACGAGTGGGCGATTGAACGAAAGATGCCACCGGAAGCCTATTGGCTGGCGCATGAATCGCTGTTACAGGATGGTGGGCCGCGGTTCGTCGATCAGCCAGTTTACGACAATGCCCAACCTGAAAACGATCCGATTACCGGAGAATTTGTCCGCTTCAAGCAGGTTGGGGTACGAAAGTACGATCTGGCTCCAGAGTATGAGTGGATCACGTTCTGCCCGCCCGACCAGTTGAGCCAATCGCTTTTAGACCGGATCAAAAAGCGGGTCTGGGAGCTGAATCATCCCGAAGAACGAGAAGCAGAAGACGCCGCGTACACGGCATCGGTTGAAAAGAAAAAGCATGACAAGATCAGTGAGGCTGTCAAAGAAGGCACCGACGAAGCGTTTCTCGAAACGCGGAAAGTCGTGCAATTCGGACACGGAAAGACAAGGAGCGAAAACTAAATGAACGAATCAGTGTTAGAGAAAATGGCGGAAGCTGCTCATGATGTGTGGGCAGAGGGGAAAGTTCGGGACGGATGGGTATTTGCTCCTGAAACAGATAAAACGGCAAAGAAGCATTCCTGCTTGATTCCTTACGCCGGACTCAGTGAGGCGGACAAAGAAAGCGACAGGGATCTTGTTCGCGGAATTCCGGCGATTCTGGCAAAAGCAGGATATGAAATGGTGGCGAAATGAGCACAATAGCGATTTACAACGGTTTTGGAAAATATGAGCAAACAAGCGACGGGCAGAAGGGAATCACTCTCCAGTTTGGCGGAGTGCCGTTCTGGTTTCCGTATGACAAGGTTTCCTATATCCCGGATTTCATGCTGCGGGAACTGGATCACAAAGAGAGTGCCGCAGAAGGCGCCGAGGCGGTCTATCTGACATACCACACGCCAGGGGAAGTCATTGCGAACGAGCTTCTGGAATCGCAGGTTCCGTACAAGAACCGCGAGAAGGGGATGATCGTCATCGCGAACGACCCTCAGCATCGCAAGAATTCCATGACGAAAGTCGCGGCGGGTTGGACGGTGGAAGGCCGACCGATTGTAGCGGAAGTGCAGGAAGTGGAGCCAAGCGAATATGAAATCGCGGAAGCGCACCGACTGGCGAATGACTTCAAGCAGCGAATGATTCAGGATTACCTGATGTCCAAACGCGAACGGATTACGGGCGGTCACGGCCGCGCATTCCCGGATGGGCTGACAAAAGTCTTCATGGACGAGCTTGGCGTCAAGGATGTGGATGACGTGACAAAGAGCATGGAAACCGCCGCTCCCGGTATTACGCAGGATCAGTTCCTTGCTGCGCTGAAGATCGTTATGGAGCAGAAAGCGGGACCGCCTCCAGTTCCCGCGGTGCCCGTTGGGCCTCCGGGCGCCAAGCCAAAGCCTGCAACGGTCAGTGTATAATTGACCTATGACCACATCAGAGATGCTGTCAATCCTGACGCAGCGAACTAAAATTTCGAAGCCAGATCGTTTGCTGGCTGAACTGCGGGTCGCATACCGCTGGGCCGTCAACGAGATATTCAAATCCGCTGACGGCCCGCAGTTGCTCATGACGGTCGGAGAAGAGCTGCCGGTTCTAGCGGCAACCACTCGAAACTACGATCTGGAAACGAATCTTGTTGGTGGAAGTCTGCTCGGGCTGCAGAACCTCTGGGCACGACTGCCCGGAGCGATTACCTTCTCGCTGCTCACACCGCGGGACGTGACCAGCTCCGATTTCGTTGCGTCCGATACGCATACGGCCGCAGACCCGCTTATCGCGTCGGCCTATCCGATTTACTACGCCGTCGTCAATGATGGGCAGGTGCGATTTGCTCCAGCTCTCCCTTCTGGCACATATCTCCGAGCGGACTATGCACGGCTTGGCCCGGAACCCGACCCAACCGTGAATCCGACGCAGCAGGACGGAACCGATATCCCGGCGATGTTCCACGATGCGGTTGTGAACAAAGCGACGGCGCACCTGTTCAATACGCTGGACGATAGCCGTGAAAGCTCTTGGGAGACGCGGGCGATCCAATCCATCAACAGCGCGATCTATGCTGCGGGGAAGGGCACCCGGACGCAGAGGCCGGTCGAAACGAAGCCATTCCGAAGTCGAACCAGAAGGAGTTTAATATAATGCCAGCATCATCGGTCGCACAACGGAAGCTGTTCGCTATCGCCGAGCACCACCCGGATAAACTGCACAAAGAGAACAAGCACATGCTTGGGGATATGTCCAAGAGCCAGATGCACGACTATGCCGCGACTCCGGAAAAGGGTTTGCCCGAGCACACGAAGAAAGACAAAGCGGCCAAACTGAAAGCTATTCGGGGGATCTGATGACAGCGCGGAACGTCACGCCGCACGTCATCTCCTCGTTGCGCGGGCTGAACACCTTCATTTCAAACACCAATATCGACGAGCAATCCTGGCTGGACTCGAACAATGTTCTGGTCAACGCCAAGGGCGAAGCCGAAGTACTGCGTTCTCCGAACGCTTTCGGCAACGCGATCCCCTCCGGGCCGCTCACCGTGCTCAGCATGGATGAGTACCAGCGCACCGCGGGAAACGCACTCGTCATCGACCACGGCACAAGAACAGATTACATCCTGGCGGCAGGCGGGACACCGACGAGCATCCGGACGGGAATTCCTGCAACGGCGTATACGTCTCTGTCGATCAAGAACACGTTTCAGCGAATCAACGGAACGGAATTCGTCCAGTTCTTGACGGACTTCTCCGTTCGTCGGAATGGCATCGATCCGCCGGCCGCTGCACCGACGATCAGCTATCAGGCTAACGGCGCCGATACTACGGTTATTGATTCCGGATTGCAAGGAAGCTACTGCTACTACAACAGCACCACCGGGCATGTAAGCCAGCCTAGCCCGTTGAGCAACATCCTGGGGCCGAAAGCCGCAGGATTCGATGTGCGCTTCGCGGTCGTCGCCAGTGCTCAGACTGGTGTGGATAAGATTATTTTCTTCCTTACTGAAGATGGTGGCGATATCCCGTATCTGGTCATTGACACTTCGACGGGTGACCCACATAGCGTAGCGAACGCCACGACGAACTATGACATCGTGCAGTCCAGCGTTGATCGGGATACGCTTACCCCGGAACCGATTTACAACAGTGTCCCGTTGCTGACTGCGACATCGATGTTCGAGTACAAAGACCGGATCTTCCTCATTATCAACGGCGGGCTTCAGTACTCTGCGTTCGAGTCCTGCTACATCGGCAACGCTTGGGAAAGCTGGCCGGTCCTGAATCAGCTCGAACTGAAGAACGATAAAGCGGTGGGCGGTATCAGCACCCAATCTGGCGCATTGGTCTTCGGAGAGAAGGACTGCCATTTGCTGACCGGGTTCCCGACAGATAAGATCAGTTCACCGAATAACGCGATTGCGATTACCGAGCATCTGGAGCCGCTGAAATGGAACATCGGAATCACCTATCCGAAAACAGCGGTTGCTACGCCGTTCGGCATCATCTGGACCGATCAGACTAAACGCATCCGGTTGTGGAATCAGCAAGGCTTCCCGTCTGAGATCGCGCAGCCGTTCCGCACGGAACTGGACGCGATGACCGGTGCGCTGACCGCCAGATGGTTTCAGCATGGGAAGAACGGTGGATACTACGTGCTGACGAACGGCGTGAATACGCTGTTCCTGATGGTCTATCTGTCGCCAACCAGCGGCCAGATGCAGTTCGGCTACGGCAAGAGCACGACGCTGGACCCGGAAGCAATGGCGGTTGTCACGTTCAGCGGAATCGAGCGGTTCTTCTTCGCGAAGACCGATCAGCTTTATGAGATCCTGGACCCGGATACAGAGGGCGATGGCTGGGCTGCGGGCACAGAGCTTTTCTTCAAGATGCTGATCGGCGGAAGCGATCAACTGAACTTTACGCAGATTCACAGCATCAACGTGAACGGCGGCTTGAACAGCCTTGTCGTGGAACACTCCAATCTGGCGGAAGACGACGCGGAGCCAATCGCGTTAAGCGATGATCTGGAAGCGGATACCGGCGGCACTGTTTACGGTGTCGTGGATTCTCCAGAACGGGCGTTCCATGTGCTGAACTTCGAATTCGGTTTGGACGATAGCGAGTATCGGAACATCAGCGGGTTGGCCGTGAATGTCAAGAAGCTGAAGAGGCTGGTCTAATGTCCCGGCTGATTCGACGGGATTATCTCGCTACGCCAGAACTATTGAAAGACGGCGCGACCTTGCCGCCGGTTCCGACAACTCCGGATGACTGGATCGGTCTGCAGCGTCTTCTGATCGATCTCCGCAAGAACGTCACCGGCTCTGGCGGTACGATTACCGGACGCACATTCCGCACGGCGGTAGAGCCAGATAAGCGCGTCCAGATCACAACTGCGGACGGCATCCAGATATTCGACGAGAACAACAATCTCGTCGCGCAACTGGACGGCGATTCGCTGACCATCCTTGGCGGAACAATTACCGGCGCGACGTTTCAGACTGCAGCGAGCCCTGCTCAACGAGTAGAGATCACAACCGCAAACGGTATCCGGATCTATGACGGAACGAACACGCTGACGGCGCAGTTCAACGGCGCCGACATCCTGCTGAACAATGTTTTCTCCCTGGCAGATACAACCACGTTCATCACACTCGGAGCGGGTGGGGTGAGCTTTGCGGATGGCAGCAGTTATAGAGGTACGTTCAGTTCGAATGGTTTGCTAATCACATCACCGCGCATCGCGTTTAACACCTATACCAGTGCGGACGTAGCGATATCCAGCAGCGGAACAACGATCCTGATAGGTAAAGCCGATGGGAGCGGGTTCGCGGATCTGGAAGCACGCAATCTGATTGCAACCACGCATCTGACTGCAGAAGGCGTGACTTCCACGGGCGCCACTGGTATAGGCAATCTTGTATTCGGAACCAGCCCGACATTCGTAACTCCGGTTTTGGGAACTCCGACTTCTGGAACACTAACGAATTGCACCATACCAGTAGGCGGGGTTACAGGACTCGGAACCGGTGTCGCAACATTTCTTGCTACACCTTCGAGTGCCAATCTGGCCTCTGCTGTCACTGGAGAAACCGGATCAGGGGCTCTCGTATTTGCTACGAGTCCATCCTTAACAACTCCCGATATCGGCGCGGCGACTGGTTCTTCACTTAGTTTAAGTAGCACTATGAGCGCAACGGGTATTGCAGTTCTAAATGGTGCTGCTGACTCCGGATTTGAACTGCGTGCTTCCGCTGGGCAATCCCGATACGTTTTTAGCACGACGGGCGGTACAAACCGATTTCTTTTGCGGATCGCGAACGCAGATGCGGAAGCTGGAGCGAATGCAGGCTCGAACTTCGATCTGATAGCATTTACAGATGGCGGTGGCATTATAGACACGCCGTTAAAAATTGTTCGCGCAGCTGGTGGACATATTCAATTGAACCGTTCAGTCGATATTTCTGGAACATTGGGCTATACATTCGGTGGGTTCAATGGGTCAGGTTCGTATACGAACTTTGTAATCACAGACGGGATAATTTACAACGCAAGTTAATAGGAGGAAACAATGAGCAAAGAGCAAGATTTAACGATTGATGACTTGGATATTGACATACTTTCGCAGACCCTTCCAAATCTCCAACTTTGGGATCTGAAGCTGGCGAACATACAGAAAGAACGGGACAAAGTTGCCAGTGTGGTCACTCGCCATATGGCGCGGATCGCGGACGCGAAAGGAATCATATTGGAAGATCACGATATCAATCTAGCCGAAAAACGCTTCGTTCCGAAGCTCCAGCCCACCGTCGTAAACTCCAGTCTTCCCTAGGGTATAATCATCCTATGGCTGTACCTTTTGACTGGCGGTCTTTAATCGGTCCCGGCATCGATCTCGGCATCAAAGCTGTGGGCGATGCCGTTGCGCCGTCTCCCGCATTGCAGGAAGCACGCACTGGAGCGCAAACCGCTCAGGCGAATATCGATATTGCCAGAGCGAAGATGGCGAACGCGAATCAGATTCGCGCTCTTGCTATGCCGAGTCTCGCGACAAATCTTGGCTATGCGCCGGGAACACAGTTGAACTACAGCGGTCAGACGCCGCAGGCAACTCCTGGCTCTTATTCTTCTGGCGGTTCAGGCACCGGATCTACAATCGGTAAAGCGGCGCTTGGGGCTGGACTCAGCGTTGCGCCGTCCGTGATTGGCGGATTGCTTAAAAGTTCCGCGCCTGCAATGACGCGGCAAGTTA